TGGGTGAGATACATTAAACAAAGAAACTGCGTCCCCTGAATCAAAATTGTCTACTCCTGGTAGACCTTGATTTAAAGGTGTTACAGCTTTCACTTGTTTAGTGTTTGCCATCGATCTTGCTAGTGCTTTTGTATATCTTGAAGCAAGTTTGTCATACAGGTTGTCTTCAATAGCTTCCTCAGTGATAGCAAAAGCGAGAGCAATTGTCTCGTTCGTGTATCTTGCTGTGAAAGTTTCTTGAGCATCGTCATAAGTTACCCCTTGTCCTTCTGGTTTAACTGATGCGTTTGCAAAACCTGACAACATAACTTCTTCTTCAAAAGCTCTGTCAGATGATTCAGTCGTATATATTTCAGCCGACTGATTTTCGTATTGTTTGTACTCCAGGCCGAATAGTGCATTCAAACCTGGCTCTAGTTCTTTAACTAGCTGATTACGTGATATTGCCATTGTCTATGCTCCTATTAAGATAGTATAGCTGAGTTATAGTAGATTGATTCATTCAATCTAACCACCCAGTTACTATTTGGATTGCCTGTATCGTCGTTACTCGGATCATCAGACAAACGAACAATTCTAAACTGAGCAGTAGCAACTTGAGAAGTGCCACCTATTTCAGTTTTTGAATGTCCATTTATTGCTGTTCCTGCGACATACGTCGCCTGATCAATTAGACTACCTACGTCTGTTTGAGACAGAGTACCCGATGTTTGTACCTCATACAATTGTTGAGGATTGTCATAACAATACGCCGCTATTGTTCCAGTCGTGATATTAACAGCGCCTGGGTAGTAGTTTTTCCATGTTGGTTTAGCAGTTGTTGGGTCGATATAGTAACAACCATTAAATACACCAAGATTGAGAGTAGATGCTGCGATTGAACCGAAAATATATCCTTTTACAGATGTAGTTCCAGCTCTGTCTGTGACAGCGCCGTCTCCAGCGCCAACTAGATCGCCTTGATAGATAGCGTTAGTCCAGTTGTCGTTGATCTCATATCTTGAAGTACCTTGGGTCATATAGCTAGATCCCGTTCCGCCAACAGCTCTAAAGCCAAATGGAGCGTCTTGATTTGCCATTTTAGGTTCTCCTTATGTGACCTGTCCCGTTAAGGACCTCCAGTCACGGTTTATATAAATTTCGTTGGTTGAATTGTTAAAAAATTAACGTTTTCTTCCACCGAAGGTTGTGCGAGTCTGTCGATCAATTTCGATCGGCATGCTCTTATGCTGTTCCTCTCGTAATCGTTGGTCTACTGCTTCAATCTGTTCAGACGATAATTTTCTAAAATAGTCTGCACGTTGTCGCGCGATTTCTTCAGGTACCCTTGTCAGCACAAGGCCTCCGTGCCCGATAATCCCTTGGTACTTGCCATCTGGTATTGCTGCGTAGTCGTCATCAGGATATTCGTCGGCTCTTACTAATTCATACCCAGACCTTAAGCGTCCTTGTATGTTTTTAGTGTCGACGTACCCTAAGATTTCTACCCTAACCCATCTGTGTCTGAATCCAGGCGGCGCGTTGGGCGTATCTAAGTACGATGGTGGAGACCAAACTTTCTTACGTTGTGTTTTTTCCCTTGTTTGGCTCGCACGGGAAGTTTTATTTTGTTCTTTTTTCATATGCTATTCTCCCTCCGTGAGTCTTAATTGTCTTGCATACTCTTCTAGTGGCACACGCAATTTTTTAGCGATTGCTACCTGTGAGGATGTGAGTTTCACAGTTTTGCGACTAGTCTTTGAACTACGCGTTGCAGAAGCAACGTTTTGTGTAGGTTTACTAATCTGTTGTTCTACCTTACCAAATTTATGGGGGAATTCAAGCTTTATTCTTTTATCAATTTCCTCATAATAAGAATCTGACTTTGGATCATATCCTTCTTCTTCAGTAAGCTTCCTATGTAGATCAAAAGCTGTGTAGGTCATGGCATTGTTTTTGCCAAACCATTCATTTTTTTCCGCCCAGTCCTCTGCTTTCGCATCGGGTGGCGGGGTTCGTTGAGTTGGATACTGAGCTGCGGGTCCTTGCTTTCTTGAAGTCTCTTTAGCAGTTTCTTCCATCTGCTGTCTGCTCTTCATTTCTGCAAGTTTAGCTTGCTCATATCCTAGTTGCGAGATTGCGGTTAAGGCTTCCACTTCAGCTTTTTTATCATCAGTTTCACGTGAAGTTGATAATTTAGCTTGGGCTGCTGCAAGGGAAGATTTAATTCTTCCTTCCATTTCAGTAGTGTATCCCTGATCTAAATCACTTGCCTGTCTACCAATCTCATCTCTTTCTCTTATAACACGTCTAGCATAAGAAACAGCTTCGTCTTTTTGTCTCTCAGCTTCGCGCATTTTTTTAGTAAGTTTGGCGATACGTTTTTGAACGCCTTCGCCATAGTCTTCCATTTCTTTCTTTTGTTCTGTGGGCTCTTCTGTTACTTCTTCCGTTTTCTCTGGTTCGCTAGCTTGAACATCAGGCTGCTTATCAGATTCCGAAGGTGTATCATCGGACTTATCACTGTCTTGAGTAGTTTCATCTTTTACTTCTCCTTCTTCTTTTTTATCTAAATCAACTTCGGTTGATTTTTCATCTTCATCACCAACGTCAACTAGATCTTCTTTTTTTGTTTTATCTTCTGGCATAGTTTCCTCCTATGATTACATTTCGTGAAATATTTCTTCAGGGTCATTCACGGTCGCTAGAACTTCATCATCATTCAAAAGTCTAACTTCACCCCCATCAATTTTAATTCTAGATCCAGCATATCTTGCAAAGATAACCCAGTCTCCTTTTTTACACCAAGGTCCTTCCGGATATCTTTCTTTGTCCCCATAAGCATGGGGTCCAACGGATAAAACAAGTCCACAAGTTGATGCGACTTGAGCTCGTTCTAAAACGTTATCTGTTATAAGAATTCCACCTTTAGTTTTTTGTTTGTGCTTGAAGGGGAGAATCAATAATCGCCATCCCGTAGGAATGGGCAATTTAGCTGTTTCAGATGTTAAATCTTTTTCAACTTTTTTAGGTTCTTTATCGTATTTTTCTTGGAGAGCCGCCTTATGTTTTGGGACTTCCTTTTGGTTTGATACTGATAACTGTTCCGTCACTGTTCTTTTGCTCCTTTTTTTCAAGCAGGGTGGATATTTCCTGACTCAGATACTGATATGTTCGTATCTGTCCTAACATATACTGATATTTTTCCATATTGTCAACACCACCTGATACCAGGGCCGCAACAACATCATCGTGACGCATTTTAATAATTCGTCTAATTTTATCTACAAATATAAAGTCTTCCATTATTTTTTTTTCCTTTTTACTTTTTTAACTGGCTTACTTCCATAAGCTTTTGTCCATTTACTCGCTATCTTAGGCTTATTCTTCCATAAATAACGTCTTTGTTTTTCCGATTTAAACGGCATCTTTCTCTTTACGAGGAACAATATACTCTTCTAAAACAGATAATTTCTCTTCAGCACTTGCAACTATATGTAATAGATTATCTAATTCTTGTTGATGATTAAGATGTTCGCTGACCGCCACAGAATTTTCAAAAAGTAATTTAATCTTGACATCTGCTTCTGCGATCTCTGCTTCATACTGTTTTTCTAACGCGTCTATTAAGACTTGTTTCATTAAGATGCTTTTTCTAGCTTAACTGCATTCGGACCTTTCGGACCTTCCTCAACTTCAAACGTTAGTGCATCGCCTTCGTGAAGGCCATTTATGCCCGCATCTCTTACTGCGGATACATGTACAAACACATCTTTTTCCTTGTCATCTCTTTCAATGAAACCAAAACCTTTGGTTGAATTAAACCACTTAATTTTTCCTGTTATACTCATTATGATGCTTTTCTCTCTTTCCCCATTTTCTTAAACGTCATTGCTAACGCTTTTGCTCGTCCAGTGCAACCCTTTTTTGTAATCGGTGTACACTTTCCTTTAGTTCCTCTTTTCTTAATTGAAGCTGTAGCTTTTTGAATCCAGCCACCTTTAGCAGCATACACTCTTTTTTTAGTGTCCATTGGGCGTGTTGCAGTTGAATCAAAATATTGTGGCACGAAATTATATATTTATCTTTCCCGATTTTTTAGCTGCAGAACCAAATTTTCCATAAGACTCATCCGCAGATGCTTTTAATTGTGCTGGTGTTCTTGTTTTTTTTACTCTCATTGCAATGGATTCATCTTTTCTATCAGTGTATCCTTGCTTCTTTGCCGTTCCACCTTTTTTCATTCCTGTACTATAAGGAAATCTAGGTTTATAAGGTCTTGTTCCAAAATCATCTCTCATTATTTTTTCCCCTTCATTAAAGCTCTACCAAAACCACGTGTTGCAGCTCCAGTAACACTTCCGCCATGTTTAAATCTTCTTGGCCCAGGTCCTATTCCTTGCATGGGTTTCATTCCAGGAGGATATATACCTTTAGGTGCATTTGCTTTTTCTTGCAGAACTCTTGATCGCAATCCTTTAGACATAGTTTCTTCTGTGGGTTTACTAAATCTAGTATTAAATCGAGAGTCGGATTCTACAGCTGGAGCAGTATCGCTTTTTTTACTAATCCAATTTTTCGCTGTCAAAGCAGGATGTGTTACTCCAATACCAGCGTCATCGGATGATGCTACAGAAGCAGCTTTTTTTCTTTTCATTAAAGCCATAGCACCTAAGCCTGCTGCTAAAGCTCCTAAAATTTTTTTATTTCGTTTTCTCGATTTTTTTGACATTATTTTTTGCCTCCATTTCTAAAAATCTGTGTACCCTTTATACCAAATATTGACGCACATACAAGTACCCAAAGTGAAGTAAACCACGTTGGAAGTGCCGCAAAATGTTCAAAGAAGATTTTAACCTTGTTTAAGGCGTCCGGATTGTCGCTGAAGACCCCCCAGGCCAAAATTATTATGGGCGCCGAGAGAATGACCAAAACGAATTCGTCCTTAAGATCTGTCTGTCGAGCCTCTAAAAGTTTTCCCTGGTAAGATTCCTCACCACTGGCCATCTTCTCTGCATGCATTAATTGTGCATCAGACATTGCCATCTTCGTTCTTTGACGGTTGGCATAAATTTTACCACCCGCTTGTAATGCTA